TTTAATAATGATAAAACGGATTTAGCCTTTTCATTGCTATACCCATAATATTCTTTTATTACTTCAAGATTGGCTACTTCTTGTGGTTTAACCCAATTTGTAAACCTTTTCTTTTTCTTAATTATATTTATAAGAAAATGATATTGAAGCTTGCTATCGATATGGTGGTTTATATTCATCTCATTTGCATACAAAATAGTATCTGGAAAAAAGGACAATCCTCTGTTTATAATAAATGCATTATACTCTTTTTCAGTTATGTCGTCAACCATAATATCTTTTTTAGTATTATTAATTGAACCTAAGTATTCAAATGGATTCATTAGAAGTCGAACTCCTCCTGTGTATCTAATATTTTATGTGCAAGAAACATCTCTGCGTCAACGCGCGTATTAAAGGTGTGTTCTTCTTTTATAATTGTGTTATCGTCGTATCTTACAACTCTAAACTTTTTAGTTGATGCACTAAAATGAACTTCAACTATTTGCCATTTATTCATTTAAATTTTACTCCTGCCATTATTTCTGTACAACATGCAACTAAATTTAACTCGTGATCAGCAACAAATGAATTTTTATATTGATAGTCTGCAAGTATGAGAACCATTTGTGGAATACTATTTGGTTCAACAAATTCGTTCATGTTGTCATACATTTTTCTAAATAAAGATGCTGGATCTGAATCAATATTATTAGTAACCCATTGTCTCATTTTTTTAAAGTCTTTCATTTTTAGCGAACTCATTAGTTCGTTTACCGATACGTCGTTTAATGAAACTAATATTCCAGAATCTATGCTACCAGATGTACTATATCTCTGTAATTCATTTATAACTCTACGCCAATCTGGCATGTGCTTCATTATTAATTCTGCTAGGACATTTGTTTCGTATTTAATACCTTCATCGTCAAGAATAAGCATCAGACGACTCATCATAACTGAGCATAATCTGTTTGCATCTTTCTTTGGAATATTAAATTCTACGACTGAGCATCTAGAGTGAAGTGGTTCAATAATTCTATTTTTAAAATTACATGTTAAAATAAATCTACAATTACCACTAAACTCTTCGATAAAACCACGAAGAGCTGGTTGAGTGGATTGTGGATTAAGGTAATCCGCTTCGTCGAGGATAACTACTTTATAGCCACCTTGGAGTGAGACCGACGAAGCGAATTGTTTAATTTTATTTCTAAGTGTATCAATTCCAGATTCTTCTGAGCCATTTACTAGTAAAAAATCTAAATCCAATTCATTACATAGAGCTTTAGCAACTGTTGTTTTACCTAGACCAGCTGTGCCAGTCAAAAGCATATTGTGTAATTCACCTCCGTTAACAATATCTTTAAAAGTTTTCTTAATGTGTGCAGGTAATACACAGTCATCTATAGTTTTTGGTCTATACTTTTCTACCCATAAAAATTCATTCACCTAAAACCTCCCAACCTTCTACAGTATCTAATCTAAAAGCTCTCCATGCATTTTTATCAAGCGACCACACTGGAAATGCTTCCATGTTTCCTGCTTTATAATTAAATATAGTGTTAACACCATTTGCTTCTAGTACTATAGGATTGAGTGTACAAGGCATGACTCTTAGTTCTCCAGAGTCAAGTTTTCTGAATGATACCGTAACGGTACCTTTTTTTAACGCATCAAGTAATTTTGTTTGTTCTGTTTTTTCCATAATATATTCCTTCAAAAATAAAAGGGGGAATTGCTCCCCCTAGTATTATTCGCCGTCTACGACGACTTCATCAACATCCATAGCATCGGCCACTGGGACCATTCCTTCTGGAGCTTCTTGACCTTGAGCAGCAGATGCAGCATTTAAAAACGCCACTGTTCTGTTTCTCAATCCGTCAACTTGCTCTAGCTCTTGCCCTTCGAAACCACCACGTTTTGAGCACATATCAATGATTTGTACAAATGTAGCGATATCTTGAAGCGAAAGCTGAGGTGCTTCCGGTTGTTCGCCTTCCTGTGGAAGGACTTTACTATCTAATTCAGCCATTTTATTTCTCCTTTGCAAAGTAGACTAATTATGAGAGACCCGAACCACTCGGCATCTTCTCGTATTATCCTCATAATATATGAGAATATCTTCTGCCATATTATTTATACAGCAAATGTCGATGATTTCTCTAAAGCTATAAAATAATCAACTGGATAATCATTGTTAGTCCAATTGGAAATTAGCTTAGAAGAAATATTGACAAAGTAATCGCCAGGCAATAACTTTAGGTTTGGCATATTAACAACATAGTTAAAGTTTGCCTTACATGAGTTATCACTGTCGAGTTCCATTTCAAAAGTGTTTGAAGTCGAATCTTTTTCGTCAAATACTTTTGCAACTACAGTACCATCTTGGCCACTAATCGCTAAATCAGTATGCCCTAATACAGCACCAGCCTGCTTTAATGCTTTAAGTTGGTCATTAGTAATACTAATACCAAGTTCGCACTCAGGCATTGTGATGTCTTTAGACGGTTGTGTTAAAATTTCGGTTTCAGCAAAGTAGTATCTTACCTTTTGTCCAGAACCAGAGATAAGAACTGACTTATCTTCAAAGGTTAATGTTGGATTATCAATAAGACCATACACTGAAAGAAATTCGTTAAGATCATAAATTCCAAACTCTACTGGAAAGTCTTCTACAATTTCTGCATTAGCTAAAATTGTTTTGGCTTCCGATATAGTCTTTAATTTTTGACCAGGTTTAAATACAACGTTTGGATTAACCGTTGCGTAGTTTTTTAATACGTTTATAGTTTCATTACTTAATTGCATATCTTTTCCTCATTTAATACATATATTATATCATATGTCCCTGTCATTGTACAGGTTTATTTTCACTATCATGAATCGAAAGTGCAATTATAGCATAGTGTAAAACTTTCTGAAGATCTTTTCTTGCATCTCCAGTTTTCCCTTTACGTCCATACCTTTGTGCGTATTTCAATACATTACCTATTGCAAAGCCCATACCATGACCACAATCAGTTATAAACTCAGTAGACTGAAATTTATTTCTGCTATAGTGGCTATCATATGTGCTATCAATATAATTCTGGAGCTCTTGTATTAGAGCTCCTTCATTAAACTTATAATTAATTTTTTTACTCATAGTTATCCTCTGATTCGATTTCTTGTTCTTCGCTATCCAAAGCACCTGAATCTACTTTAGTGTAAAGATCTAGGAATGCTTCCTTTGTATCATCATCGAACCTTGAGATACATAGATCAATTGCTTTTAGCTTATCTCCAAAGATAGCATATGATTGTGTAATATGGCATAACCTTCTCGTTGAAACTACTTCATCAACACCATCATCTGCAAATGTCTTTCTGATTATATCTGCCCAAGTAACTAGCTTTTCAGCAAATTCTTTATCAATTGAACCAAACTTTTCCATATGATTAATTACAATTTTTGTTTCAATTGATTTAGCTGGAAATTGTTGATCTATTGATATAGTAAATCTTTCTAGGAAAGCTTCATCTATGATTGATGCAGCTGTAAACCTACCATCATCTGAACCTTTACCTTTTGTATTAGCCGTAGCAATTATGTTGAATCCTGGTTGCGGAATAATTGTTTCACCCGTCTTTTTAACCAAGACTGGCTTACCTTCCAATATACCTTGTAAACACATAATTTTATTTGTAGCTCTATCAATTTCATCGAGCAATAATACTGCACCGTTTTCCATTGCTTTAAGAACTGGGCCTTTAGAGAATACAGTTTCTCCGTTAATAAGTCTAAATCCGCCAAGTAAGTCGTCCTCATCTGTTTCTGGATTAATTTGTACTCTAATAAACTCTCTGTTTAATTTAGCACATGATTGTTCAACCATGAAAGTTTTACCATTACCTGATAATCCAGATATGTACATTGGATAAAACATTTCTGATTTTATTACTTTAGTTACATCTTTAAAGAAACCCCATGGCACAAAAGTATCATCTACTGATGCGAAGTTTCTCTCTTGGTTAACTATTGATTGCATACTTAAGGTTGTGTCATCCTTAATTGGCTCTTCTCTTATTGGTAAAATCACAGCCGATAGATCATATTGACCTCTGGTTTCACCTTTTGTTTCTAGTAAAGGTGCCCAATCTTTCTTGGTATAACCTAAAGATTTTGCTATTTCTACTATTGTAGCTTTTCTAAAAATTGTAGTATCTGGATATTGCTCAATTAGCTTATCCAAAATGTTCTTAGTGTTCACGTTTATCATAATATAATTCACTCCTTTTTTGATTTATAGTAGTATTGTAACAGGTTTTGAGTCAAATGTACAGTGTTTTCTGCATTTATTTTGCAATTAAACTGCAACTGCCTTACCAAACTTGGTCATCAGATTTTTATTTGTTTTCTTATTATTTGAGTATTTTTTGAATGCTGATCTTATTTGATTATCAGAAGCTGTTTCAGATATTTCAAATGAATCTTCAACATCTACTCCAAATTTATCGCCTCTTACAACATAGTAGTTATCATATCCAAATACGTTGGTAAATTCAATACATCTGTTTTTTGTATTTTCTTTAATTTTAGATTTTCTAAATTTCTGAAATTCTGATGAATACCAATCATTACTCTTATGATACGCATCCATAATTTTATGGTTTAATTCTTTAGAGCCATTAGCTACAAAGAACCCCATTGTGTTAACGCCATATCTTTTCTTAAGATTAATGTAGAGATCTTCAGTTCCATTTCTGCCTCTATCTCTTAGAAGAGCTCTTCTACCATCTATTGTTATTTGTGTTTTTCCATCCCAGTAAGCTGAAGTGTTATTTACTCTTTTTATATTTAAGCTACTATCTTCATATATGTTAAGTCTGTTTGTATCACCATCAGTAATAGATAAAAGTGTTACATTTTCTAACTGATGCTTAGATTTAAACTTTTTAATTAGAGAATGAGTAACAATTAAAGCTTGATTAAGTGGTGTAGAACCCCAGTCTTCTTCTTTTGGCTTTATGTAATCATTATATGAACCTCGTGCCCAATCTGTTCTAGCATATAACCACTTTAGTGCTTGCTCAAAATCATTTTTCTTTAGAGAACTATGTATTAATTGTGGCATAGATAATGAATCCATGTGAATGTCTCCATCAGAATAATCACTCATTCTATAATCTGTTCCAGTAGTAAATGCATAAACTTCAAATGGAATATTTACTGCTTTACAAAAATGAACACTATGAATAATTTGATCTAAAACATTATGTAATTGATCACACATAGATCCAGAATAATCTACTAACATAAACATACCATGATTTTTTGCGTCTGCTAGATGTGTAGTTTTTGCAAAAATATCTTCTGATACTCTATAGCTGTGCAATTTATTAACATCAATTCTTCCAGTTTTTGCAGTTTGTGCATGCATCCATCTCGTAGCAGCTTTTCTTTGCTCAAACTCTTTAACTGCTGGAACAATTGATTTCTTTACCTTTCTTATGTAATCTTTAAACTCTGTTTCCATCTTTTGAGTAAGAACACCATTGCTGTAGTTATTACTATAGTAATCATCATCCTTATAAATTTCAATCATTTTATTCAACCTGTCAGTTCTTTTATCCATAAGATCTTTATGTAAAATAACTGCTTTATTGATTTTTTCTTTACCAATACAATTTCCGTAAGTAGTATCACTTGTTTCAGGTATTAATGATTCTTCCATTGCTCTAAAAATTTCATCAGTGACTGATACGTCTTCATCGGTATGCTCAGGTTGAGGATTGGTTGAAGCGTTTGATTCTTCTTCTGTGTTTTCTGTATCTTTATCAACTTCATTATTAGAGGAGGATTGTTCATCTCTAGTATTTTCTTCTTTTTCATAATCATTCTCCATGTCGTCGTGACCCATTGATGTAGGATCTTCGTTATCTTCTTTTTCGTTATCATCTACGTCTGGTTCAGGCATTTGCGGAGGAGTCATAAGATCCTGTTGATTATCTTTCGTATAAGCTAGAATTTCTCTAACAACATCTAGTACTTCTGAAAATTCTTCAGTTGTCATAGTTTTATGATAAAGGTTTTGCTCTTCAGCATTAAATGGTACATCTACCAAATTGCCTACTTTAGCTTCAAGATTAATTTTATCAATTAGTTTTACTTTATCCCAATCGATGTTATCTACGTCGCCAAAAAATTCATCAGCTACTAGTTTTTTGTATCCTCTTGACATTGGACCAACTAAACCAGGATAATCTTTCTTGATTTTTTTCTCAATCCTAGCGTCTTCTACAACATTAATATATGATCTAGGACATCCTTCTAATTTCTCTGGAGAATCATGCCAACCTTCAAACGGTGTATATAATGCATGTCCTACTTCGTGACCTATTAAAAGATCTGTTACGTCTTTGGTAGCATTATCCCATGCAGGTAAACCTAATACTCTATTTTTAATATCGAACCATGCAGTCTGATAGTTACCGCTTTTAACAGTAATGTCTTCTTTGGCTAGTAATTTTGCAATTGTAGTATTAATAGTTCACTCCTTTTATTAATTTATATATGTATTGTACCAGGTTTGGGCACATTTGTACAGTGTTTTCTGCATTTATTTTGCAGATTTATTTTATTTTGGAAAAGTTTCTGTCTTTAAAGAATTCTATTTTACTTCTAAATTTATTCTCTAATACATCGCCTTTATGTGATATGATGAATACATTAGAACCATCCTCTAGCGTATCCAATATTTTTGTAAGATTATCAATGCCATCCATATCTAAACTAGAATCAAAAGTTTCATCCAATACTAATAGATTAGTTGATGCACTATTTTTCATTTTAGCTATTTGCCTCCATGTAAAGAGTAGTGCTAAATCAATTCTTTGTTTCTCACCTTCACTAAATGATGCATAGTTAAATGAATCCCTGTGTCTTGATCTAATCGTTTCACTAAAATTTTCATCTAAATGGAATGCTACAAAGAAATCTAATACTTGTAAATATTGATTAATAAGACGATTCATTACTGGTAAATACTGTTTAATTACTTTTGTTTTAATTCCAGTATCTTTAAGCATTTCGCCTATAACTTCATTATATGTTCTCTCTTCAACATAAGCTAATTTCTTTTCAGTTGTACTTTCTTTCTTTTTTCTTAAAGAGCTTAGTTCACTCTTTGCAGTTTTTACATCGCCAGTTTGATTCTGTAAACTATCTATTTCCTTTTGTGTTTTTCCTACTTCTTTTTGCAATAACGTTATCTTTTCGTTATTAGCATTTATTCGTTGCTGCTTTTGTCTTAATAGATTTAGATTGTTAAGAATTTCCTTACCTTCTTTTTCTAATGTATTAACTTCTTTTACTAATTGTGTTTGTTGATCTTGTACGTTTTTAGCTTTTAGCTTTAAATCGCCTAGTTTTGTTTCTTTAATTTCTATAGTAATTTCTTGTTCACATGTTGGACAATTATCGTTTTCTTCAAAGAATCTTGCATCTTCTACTAAAGATCTAATTTGGTTTTTAAAATCTTTATCATAAGCTTTTACGTCGGACATTTTATCATTAAAGGTCTTATACTCTTTTTCTTCGCCAGCTAACATTGTAGTTAAGTTTTTTCCTAGATCCTTTGATTCTTCAAATATTTCCTTGATCTCTTCTTTATAAACTTCTATTGATTCTCGTTTCTTTTCTATTTGCTCATCGTTTAGAAATTGTAAATCTTTTATATATTTAGATTGTGAATCTATCTTAGTTTTAAATAAATCGATGTTATGGTTTATATCAATTAAGTCTTCTCTAATCTTTGCATTTCTTTCTTTAAGCAATTGATTCATTTTAGAAAAAATATTAATATCCAATAGATCTTCAATGACAGAGCGTCTAGACCACGCTGGTAGTTGCATAAATGGAATGAATGAGCTACTTCCTAATACAACTACTTGGTGGAAACTTTTATGGTTTAGTTTAAGGATATTGCTTTCTAAATATTTTTGATAATCTCTTACATTTGAAGCTTGATTTATCATATTGCCATTTTGCCAAATCTCAAACTTTGTTGGTTTTATTGATCTAACTATTTTAAATTGCGAACCACCAATATCAAAATTAACTGTAACTTCTGTATTCTTTCTATTAATTGAATTCATTAATTGCTTTTTATTAATGTCTCTATGTGGTTTACCAAATAAACCAAATGATAAAGCATCAAGTAACGTGGATTTACCGGCCCCGTTTTGTCCTACAATTAATGTTGTTGGTGATTTAGTTAGATCTATTGTTATAGGATCGTTTCCAGTGGATAAAAAGTTTTTCCATGAAACCGATTTAAAATGTATCATACTATATTATACTACCTCGAGGTTTTGTGCTTCAGTATAAAGCTTTCTTAATTCTATTTTAATGTGTTCTTTATCCAAATCTGTGTCAACCGCTTCAACATAGGAATCTAATAGTTCAGTAGTATCCTCTAGTGAAACCTTTTCGTCTTCGACATTGTCGCCTAGATATTCTTCAAAGCTTTCTGCTATTTTTAATTCATATGTATTTACGCTTTGTAGTTTATCAACAAATTTATCAAACATATACAAATCGTTTTTATTAATTACAATTAGTTTTATGAATTTATTTTCAAATTGGCTCATATCTATATTATCATAATTATGTTTAGAATCATCATAGATTACCTTTTTAAACATAGTAATTGGATTACGAACTGCTTCAATTTCTCTAGTATCTGTATCTAATACGTGGAAAAATTTAGGATCATCTACATCTGCCCAAGTAAATTCCATTTGTGATCCTAGATAGTGTACATTGTCTCGACTTGATTTAGTATGAAAATGCCCTGATAGAACCATTTCAAATCTAGAAAACACATCAGCATTCATTCCGTGTGGATTAGGTACTCCTGCCATCATGTCAAATCCTTTTAGCTCGAGATGAGCTCCAAGTATTGAAGCTTCACATTGCAAAGCCCATTTTGTGTATTCTTCGTAATTAGAGTTATTGATCCAAGGGATAACTGCAACTTTACAGCCGTCATAATCTAGAACTTTAGGTTTCATTATAATATTTACATTTGTAGTAAAGTAACCAAGAAGTTCCTTAAGAGAGCATAATTCATTTGTATTTTTAAAGTAAACATCATGATTACCAGGAATAATATCCATAGTAATACCCATATCACGCATAGGCTCAAGAAAATGTTTACGATTAGCATTAAGTGCTTTAAAGTTAACAAACTTTCTATGCTCATAGTAATCTCCTAAATGGAGTATTTGTGTTATATTGTGTTTTTTAAGATAAGGGAAAAATACTTCAGTATAGAATCTATCATTATAGTTAAGAAATATATCCGATGAATTTCTAACACCACAATGGGTGTCATTTAATATAGCTACTTTCATTAATTACCTCATGAATAGCTCTAGTTTTTCACGAGCCTTTTCTTCTTTTGCAAATTTCTTAATCTTGGTATCTTTATCTCTTACCTGTGATATTCTTTGTCTTAAAGTATCTACATAGGCCATGGTTTCCTGAGCCATTTCATTATCCATTCCAGCTTCTACAAATTCCTCAATACCCATTTTTTCAATAAATCTAAACTTAATATCTTGTTGCTTCTTTTCCTTAGTGATTCTTCGGATAAAAGCAAAGTAACAAATTTGTGTGAAATATGAAAAGGCGTTTGGTTTACCCGTTCTTGTTGCAGTCTCAAGATTATAGTTTCCTATAGCTCTTAAGCAATTTTCAACTGCATCCATTACCATTTCTTCACGATAGGTATACCTCACAAAGTTCGGTCTATGAGATAGGCCTTCTGCAATTTTAATAAAACATCTTGCAATATAATCTGTAACTTTTGGTAGTTCTTTATCTTCGGATGCTGCTTGGTTCTTTTCGCTAACATAGTCAACAACAGCTAATGAAAATTCTTTGTTGTTAATATAATGTGCTTTATTTTTACTCATTAGTATTCTCCATAATTATTAGTATTATACCATACTTTTAATGAAATGTACAGGTTTAATTTATTTGCAGAAAACACTGTACAAAACGCATTTTATATGATATAATAATATAGCATACCGGGGAGGGAATAGTATAGACTAATGTATAGTTTCAGGCTTATCTTCAACAGCTGATTCATCATCATATTCTTCTTCCATAGTATACTCGTCTTTTAACATATCGCGATACTTCTCAAACAACTCAGTATTCGACTCAATTTTAGCCTCTGGTTGATTCTTCTGTAACACGAAGTTAATATAGTTTTGTTGTACGTTTTCATCGATCTTAACTGATGCGATGATTCTATTTTTCATAATCTTAAATAAGGAAGCTTTAGTAAAAGGAAACCAAGGGGATAATGTATATCCACCTAGCATGTTTTGATTAAGCAATACTGGCCTTTCAATCAAATAATTGCTTTCGTTATTTTGATTAACAAGAGCTAATATTTCATCTCCATTAATCATTTTAATATGTCTAATATCTAAATTACCTTCCATACTACTATTTATATGTTAATCTCATGTATCTCGTACTTAAACTTTTCTTTACTATATATTTTAATTCTCACAGCTGCATGCTGTAATGTATAATTCTTTTTAGATTTCCAATGCATATCATCAGCTATATCAAAAACTTGCGTACTTTTACCATCTTTTGTTTTTCTTAATCCTCTTCCTATTGACTGAAGGACTCTAATTTGACTTTTACTTGGTGAAGCAAATATAATGTTATGAAGACGCTTAATATTAATCCCTGTAGAAAAAGTGCCCATGGAAGCAACAATAATGGCATCTTCCTGTGTCTCAGTAATCTCCCTGATTTTCTCTCTCGTGTCGACATCTGTTTCTCCCGATACATAAAATAGCTTACGTGATTTGCGACCATTAGCTTCTAGCTTATCCGATAGCATAGTATGCAAAGGCTTTCCATGCTTTTCTACAAATTGAAATAGTATTAATGTATTACCATCCTGATCAAGTGCAAGATTAGATATAAAATTATTTCGAGGGCTATACTTAACAATAAAATCTATTTCTTCTTGGTATTTGTTTTTAACAACTTGCCTGCATATTTCTTCTTTATATTTTAATAATAAGATCTTAATATCTAAATCTGCTAATGCCTTATTATCTATAAGTTCTTTAGTCGTAGTGACTTTATAAACTGGTCCAAATAAACCTTCTAATACTAACTGATGAGTTTGTGTTCCATCTAATGTTCCAGTAGTTCCTATTCTGTATTGAGCTTCAGTACATTTTTCTAATATTGCTGTTAGCGATTTAGCCTTAAAGTTATGTGCCTCATCTCCTATTACCATACCGTATCTTTGAAACCACGAATGGCTTTCCTTATAAATCGATTGCCATGTAGTAATAGTAACTCGTTCTTTGAAATGATATTTATCTTTACCTGCGTATATCCTATGGCATTCGTTTGATGCTTCCCACTCATCAAATTGAGAATAGTCTGCAAAATCAGAATACATTTGTTCTACAAGTGAAGTAGTAGGGACTATTATTAACACATCGTTGTCGTACATTTCAAGGTAATATCTCAAAGCTAAATATATGATTAAACTCTTTCCAGATGCAGTAGGTGATAGTAAAAGGCTTTTAGTTTTTGCTAGCAAGAGCGAGAGTGCCGTAAGTTGGTAATCGCGAGGGGTTATACCCTCTCCGTTCACGCTAAGCCGTATTTCACTTAAAAACGCATCTAGGTCGTGGTCAAGGACCGTGTCAGGCCTTCCATAGAAGGCATCGTTATCTACCAAAATGTCGTAATTTCTTACATCTGCAAACTCCTTAAGATACTCAAATAAACCAGTATATAAAACCTTCTTTCTTAGGTCATATAACCGTATTTTACCATCCCACATTCTGTTTTTATACGCTGGCATAAACTTGTAGCCTGGCACATAAAAACAAAAGTGTTCTGATAACTCTTGTTCTATACTTGGTTCTGTTTTTATCTCAAGAAAAGCTTCGTTTTTCTTTTTAACTTTGATGCTATCCATTAGATTCCGCTAGTGAATTTTCTCCATTCAATCATGTTTTTAATAGTTTGATGTCGCCATTTTATATTTTCTAATATCTCTTTTAATGTATCACATATCTCTTGAGAGTATTGCATCTTGGCTTGATGTTCTTGAATTAGTGGATCTGAATCATAAAATTTATCCATGTCGCCTTTAAGTACAGTAAGTCCATTTAATGGGTTATAATCCCATCCCTTTTCGTCCATTTCTTCTTGACTCAATTTGCCGTTATAATGCGACCATTTGTCCTTAAGTAGCACTTTAAATTCAAGTTCAAGTTTTTTGAGTTTTAGACGATTAACACTAAGTAATTCTAGGTATTTGCCATGTAACTTCGCTGAGTCGCGAGATGATTCATCAAGAGCAAGATCCTTTATCTCAGAATCTTTTTTCCACATTTCTAATATTTTTTCTAAATTATTCATAATATCCTCATATCATATAGTATATATTATACCATAAGACGATTTAAAAGTACAGGGCTTATTTGAATTCGTACGAAGTGTATTCAAATGTAACAGTAGCTTTTAAATATTCAACTCCAGCTGTTGTATCAAATTCCAAAGCATCTAGTGATGTTGGAAAAATTCCGTTAAATCTCACTTCCTTGGATAGATTATTGTGAGAGTTTAAGATTAATAGAGTAGCATCTTCCTTGAAATCACCTTTGTTATTAACAAAATCATGCATCCAATTGTATGTCTCTATATAGTTATCTAGGTCTTCTGTGACGTTAAATGTTAAACTTAAATCGCCAAATTCTAATCTGTTACCAGCTTCACTGAGTGCAACACCTTTATAAGGTATATCAACACTACCTAATGCTAATGAAGGTAAATTTACTGCAGTGCAAAAATATTCTATGTTCGCAAACTTATTACGATCAATAGTAAATTGAAACCCTACAGGTGATAGAAAGTTTTTATTTGTAGTTAATGTAGCCATATATCTATTTATACGCAAAAGAAAGGGGAACTAAGTTCCCCTCTCTAGAATCTGATTAATTAATCAGTGGTTTACACCATGATGTCATCAATTCTGAAGATTCTGAAGTATGGGTTAGCACGGTTAGTACCAGCACCTGTAGCTGTTCCCACAAATGGGTTCTGCTGCATTCCATATCTTGTTTTGAATCCGATTCTTGGCTGGAAGTCATTCTCCCCAACTGCTTTAACCATAGTTAAAGGTACGTATGGGCAATAGAATAATCCTGCGTCATATGGGTTAGATCCTCTGTAACCAACACATGCGAAATCAACAGTTGCATAAGGATCTATGTAGACCTTTAGCTTACCGTTAAGAACACCTGCGAAAGTGTTACCAGTATCATCAACATTTAATTCTGTTGATAATGCAGGAGTATAATCCATTTTACCAGCTGCTGCTAGAGCTGAAGCAACGTCTGAAGAAACGATTACAAAGTTACCTTTTCCTCTTCTTGTTGTTTTAGCAATAATGTTAGCTTCTCTTTCGAGTTGCATGATAAGACCTTTAAATCTTTCAACCATCCATCTACCATCTGAGTCAGTGTGGACATCAAAGATACCAGATACTGCTGTTGAAGATTGTAGAGCACCGATTGTTGCTTTCTGAAGAATTGTTCTAACAACTTCTCTGTTGATTTCCGCTAGGATCTCAGCAGATAGAATGTTAGCTAATTCGCCTTCAGCATCTAATCCGTGGATTGCTTTAAGGTCTTGTGCTAATTCCATTGTGTACTCAGCTTTTAGAGCTCTTGACTTAGCTTCAACTGTAGCTTTCTCGATTGAGAATGCCATTTCAGCAAAGTTAGTGCCGCCGCCGTCGCCTAAAGCTTCAGCTGCTGCTGTATTCATACCGCTACCGAATGTAGAAACTACATCAGCTTCGTCAGCGATAGAGCTACCTGCATCTCCTGAATCAGCTACTCCGCCTAAACCTGTTGGTTCAGCTTGATGAGTACCTGTTCCTGAGAAATCAGTATCAGCTTCGTCTAAGCCTAGTGCTTCTGCACCAGCTTGAGTTCCATATCTGGACTTCATAGCAAAGATTAAACCTGTAGGTCCAGTCATTGGCTGTACTCCACAGATATCGTATGCGATCAAATTAGGCATTGCTCTTCTGACAAGAGAGATTAATACTGGGTCAAAGTTTGAGATATTTGAACCTGTAGCATTATTAGCAACCTCGGAAATCATATTTCCTTGTGAGTGTGCTGCTTCTTGTCTGAGGGCGATTTCCTGGTTTTCTAACAAGCGAGCTGTAACAGCTTTCTTGTAACGGTCCGTAATTGGTGCAGCTTGATCATGCTCCAGCACTGGACTCCATTTTTCTATTAAGTTTGAATCTGCGTTAAACATTTTCGTTTTCCCCTATTTAGATTATTTATTAAATTTACTTATAGCTTGAGTGTATCTAGTCATGACATCAGATAAATCAACTTCTTGATTATCTTCGCCTAATAGACTGTCTACTTCGTCAGCTGTTTCATTAACTTCTTTTGTGAAGTATGATTCTTTAACAGTTTTTACTTTCATTTCGAAAGTTTCTTTGTTATCAAAATCAATGTCTTCTACTAAAGATGCTAGTTTTTCAGCTTCAGTTTCAGCAAGCCCTGAAGATTGTTCTCTAACTACTTGAGCTCTTTCGTGAGATTGAACTTTATTAAATAATTCGATTGAATCTTCTGTGGATTTATTGAGTTGTTCTTCTAGTTCAGAAACTTGTGAATTAAGATCATCCACTAAGTCGACTTTACCTTCTGGAACTTCAATGTAATGTTCCTTGAATACTGATTGTAATGAAGTCATAAATTCTTCAGCTATTTCAGTCCTAAGACCTTCAGTAACTGCTAGTTCATTTTCTTTCATCCAGTTTTCAACTACATAATTTAGGTATGAATCTACCTTCTCAACTAAAGAGCTCTGAATTTCAGAAACTTCTTCTTCGAGATTTTGCGCGTATTCGCCTTCAAGTCTTTCAATTTCTTGAGTTAACTTAGATGTTAATACAGCTTCGAATATAGCTCCTGCCTTTCCTCTGAATTCATCAGAAAGTGTAGCTTCTTCGTTTACCAATGCATCTAAATCTTCGTCGAAATCAACTGATTCAACTTTAGCCTTAGCATTGCTTGGCTTAGCCTTAATGGTCTTATCCCCTTCGGGTTTAACAGCATCAATAGCTTTTTTAACTGAACCGTCATCTTCGGCCTCGTCCATTTGTGACATTTTTGCAAATAATTTTTGCGCGTCTTCTTTTCTAGCCTTCTTAAGCATTTCAACAGCAGCTTGGATAACACCGGCTTTAGTTTTTGGCATAGATACTGCTTCCGCAACATCTTCTTCAACTACTTCTTCCGCTTCTTCCTGTACTTCTTCTGCTTCTGTTTCCTCGTCTAAATTCTCATTTTCAACAAGCTCTTCAGAAACTTCTTCTGTTTCAACATGCTCTTCGACTATTTCGTTTTCTATTTTGTCGATTGACATAACATTCTCCTATTTAGAGTTTTTTGAGTTTAGAGAGGAAATTTTTGAAAGCTCTTATTTCAACATCCGGTCTAACCGAAGGCCTAGCTTCTTTTATTTCAGTCTCAATTCTTTCAATTTCCTGTGGAACTAGTACATCATTCTCCCATATCCAATCGACTCCTTCCATAATACCATTGACAAATGCTGCAGGAGCACTAGGATCCTGTACAATATCAACAGTAGCTAATAGAAAGTCGTCATTCACGAATGTTGTACCTTGTTTCTGCACAAGACTACCCATACCACGACTTGATACTCCAAGCTTTACGCCACCTTCTAACAAACCTTTTACAATTTGTCCCATAGGGGTGTCTAAGATTGAAGCTTTTCCTACAACATCACTTCCCTCAAACCTGAGATCTGTGATTTTGTGTGAAACTTTATCAAGATTGATAGTCGGTCCATCTGGGTGATTTAATTCACCAACCGCTCTACCAGTCTTTACTTGTTCTGTAACGTATTTATCTACCGCTCTTTCCAAAATTTTCTTTTCGTAAATACGGCCGTTACGGTTCTTCTTATCTGCTTGCATAAATACGCCTTCAATTGCAAGTGATTTTTTACCGTTAACTTTTTCTTCGATAACCTCTATATGGCTATCATTATATTCTGATATTAACTTCATGTTAATCCTCTAAGATTTTTCTTCCTCTGATGTTTCTACATCTTTTTTGGAAACTAAAGTTGATGCAATTTCAATCTTTCTTGCATCTAACCCAGCTGATATTTTGTCAGCTATTATACCATCAAAGCTTTTATTTGCTGATACATTATCACCTTTTTTCAAATCATTAATTAAATTCTCAATACTCATAGTTTATTCCTCTGCTATTATTTATATAAATTATGTTCTTAACCGAACCTTGGATCGTCTGGATCTGGCATTATATTATCGCCATCGCCAGTTTCTTTATCGATCTGCTTCTTAATAAGTTCGATATCTTCGTCAGAAAATCTGAGAACGTTCTTTCTTACCCATTCATTAGAAATATATGTACCTACAAATTCATCTAATGAACTAAGCATATCGAATCTTTCTTTCCAGATTTCTGCTTCTTTCAATTCAGCAAAATAATTATCTTCAATATAATCAAACTGGATATTTTCTTTCCAATCGGCCCAGTCTTCTTTAGTGATAACACCTTTTAATAATAATTGTGTTTTAAGCAATTGCATGAATAGATCACTAAATCTCTTTCTTAATCTATCAATAAACTTCTTAAATTTTACTTCATCTCTAGTTATCTCTGATGCTCTACCTAACGAAAATTGCGATTCTTGTTCTAATCTGTTAATAGGTACATTAAGTGATCTATATAATTTCTTTTGAAAATAAACTATATCATCTATTTGACCTAAATTTTCACCGCCTGGCAATGTAGATATTTCGGTTCCTCTTCCACCTTCTCTTCTTGGTAAAAAGAAATCCTCTAACATCGACATATGCTTTTTATCGTCTTTTATATCGCCCGTTTGAGCATCATATATTAACTTATTTCTATATTGATTCATAATATTCTTTAAATATTCTTCAGCCTTACCTTTTGGCAAGTTACCAACATCAATATAAAATATTCTTCTCTCAGGAGCTCTACTTATTCTATAAATAACAAGTGAGTCTTCCATCATTCTAAGTTGATTTACTGGCTTAATAGCCTTTTGTAAATAACTCATAATTCTTTTTCTGGATTGATCCATTATACCAGATGTTGCATATGCTATTGCATCTGGATGAATTTTTATCCCTTGATTATATTTTCCTAATGCGTTATCCTGGAACATATAATATTCTTTTTGTTTTTTGATTACTTTAGCACCAGTCTTAGGATCATCCTCTTCTTCGATCTCTTTTACTTTTCGAAGTTTTGTAGGATCGATATATCTTAATTCTTTAATACCAGCTTTAGGATTTTTAGAATCAATAATTATGTGATATGGTAATCTACCATCAACATACCATCTTCTAAAAATATCATGTGCATAAGAATTAAAATTTAGTAGTGAAAGTAATTTACTAAATTCAATTTGTACCGATTTCTTAATCTTATCAGATGTTTTAACTTCATCTAATATAAGATTTAAAGGCACATCGTCATGATCACCAACAATAGATTCGTTGATGATATCTTCAATTGCAGCATCGCACTCAGGCTGACCCGCAATATCTCTGTATTTTAAAATGAGATCTATTTCATTTTTAGCCTTATCACCATCTATATCTAGGTAAGCGCCAAAATGACCACCGGCTTGAATAACTCCTGCACCATCTTCATCTGTTTTAGGAACAAATGATGGTAAGGATTTCTCCGCACCTTTTCTATTAATCTCAAATCCAAAAAATTCTGCCATATATTATAACCTCAAAATATTATTGGAGGGATTTCTCCCTCCTCTAATATTATTTATACATCTTATTATGATGTAGTATTTGACTCCCAGTATTGAATTTGCATCTCTACTGTAAATTCTTCTATAGCTGTTGCCTCATCATAGCTGAGTTCAATAGCTCCAACGTTAGTTGGGAAGGTTCCTCTAAAGTCATATTTTTTAACTGATTTACCTGAGTTATCTAATTGTTCTACAATCATGTCCGCCATGTAATCAGTTGGGTTTGCAAGTCCAGTATTAGCACTGTGTGCATTAATACCATTACTCCAAGTTTCAAATGCATCCCTTACTGCAAAGTCAGTATCATTAAGAACCGTGATTGACCACGCTTCAAATTGTCTGTCTCCTGCCATTATCAGTTTTCTACCTCTGAATGGTACCTCAACGACACCTAAGATAGAAGCTGGTAATTGTGCAGCTTTTACCATAAATGAAGCGACTTCTACGTCCGCTCCAACATATGTAGGAAAGTTACATGTAACTTTGAATAGGTTAGGTCTTGCTCCACCGCCTGTTAGCTTTGATTTAAAATCGTCTACGCCTAAAATTGCCATTTTTCTCTCCTATTATCCAGCCACTTCGTTGAAGCTTACGCCAGTTCTTGTTGCAATAAAGTTAAGAGTTATGAAGTTGATAGATCTAGCAGGTTTAATGAATATATCTGCTACAAATCTGTTTGAATCAACAACTTGCCCTGTGTTATTTGAATCATCACAAACCACTAAAAAGTCTGTAATTCCTCGTCTGCCTTTCACATCTCTTAGGAATGGTTCCAATAAATTTCTAAATTGAGCTCTAGTAAATTCATCGTTAAATTCGAAAAGTTGTGCTTTCGCAGCTGTGGAGATTGCTTTTTCTACAGTGACAAATAAACGTCTTACATTAATTCTATCAAAGGCTGATGCTCTGCTTAATAGAGTTTTATCTCCGAAAAGCATTGTACCTTGGCCTGGGAAAGATACCAATGGGTTTACTCTTGCCTTGTAAAGTTCATCTCTCTGTGTTTTAGTTGGGTTGAAAGCTAATTTAGTTACTCCTCGTAATTGACCTCTAGTCACACCAGCTGGTGAGAACCATGCGTCAGCTACTTGATCTGTATTAGCACAAAGACCAGCTACTAAACCGGATGCACCAATATATTGGTAACCATCGTTATACTTATCATACACATATACTGCACCAGAATCCATAGAAGCATATGAAGAAGAAGTTAAATCATTTGCATAAGCTATTACGTTTGTATGTGGTGCGGACGCGTTTTCTGTGTCAGCTAATGGTGGTGAAATAAATGCCATACAGTCTTTTCTGCCTTCAGCAATTTCAATTAGCTTTAAGCCAATATTAGTTGCCCCATTTGCATCTGTAGGAGCAAATAATAGATTTACATCTACTGTTTCTGCGTCTCCTAATAGTACAAGACCTGCGTTAATTTCATTATGCGTTACAGCTGCTCCATCTAATCCACCATCTAAATCATAGTGTAATACTGATGTGTTAACTGTAAATGCTGCTCCCACTTGAGCCATTTTTTGACCAGCTTCGGATAATCCTCCGCCTGATACGTCATGTGCTGCCCATCTGATGTATTCAGATTGTGCGTTAATTACATCTTTGTAGAATATTGAAGAACCTTCTGGGCTCTTAGCATCTTCTGCTTGTGATAAGAATGGGAATACTTCTAATACAGTATTAGGTGTACCAGTAATAGCTCCTGTCTTATCATATACTACAACATGCAATTCGTCGTTAAAGGTTGCGCCTTTGTTTAAATCCAGAGCCATCTGTGATGTTGCTGGAATACTATCTACTTCGCCTTTAAAAAACCATGAACTGAATCCATTGGATCCATCCGTAGCTCCTGCTGTACAAAGATCGACAGATATAGCGTTACCCAACACTCCCGGACATCTTGCTACCCACTCGCCGTGATCGCCTTCGGCGAAAGTTTGTGCTTGATATTCGGATTCGTTTTTCAGTAAGACCTCTGTAGATCCGACAGATGCGTTACGCGCGTCGGATGCAACAACTCTTACTACTTTCAAGGCGTTTCCATACTTTAAGAATGATGCTGCCGTGAGAAAGTGTTTTGCGGTGCTAAGATCAGGTGAACCAAATTTTTCTACAAGTTCGTTTTCAGAACCTACTAGAATTACTTCGTCCGCTGATCCCCAATTAAATTGTCCCGAAAATCCACCAATACTGGTAGATACCGCTGGGACGACGTTCGTAGCGTCAATTTCTTTGACTTGAACGCCTGGTGATACTTGAAATGCCATCGCTTTATCCTCTCATTGAGTTAGTTAATATGTTTCATAATACGGTTATTCACTAGTATTATTTATATAAATATGGTTCTTAGTGGTCCGTATTGTCGTTTTTCTCAGTAACATCACTCAATATAAATCTGCGGTTAGGGTTTATTGATACTTTAAACTTAGTCATAAGCTTACGATTTACTAACATTTCTGAGGCAGTGTCTTTAGTACTCAATCCAATTTCCGCATTATATGTTTTATTGTTAAATTTTAATTCGTGTTCTATTACAGGCCTTTTATCAAACTCTTTTAGGCCTCTTTTTGGTTCTGATACGTATAATACTTCACTTTTAAACGATTTGCCATTTTTAGTCCATTTAACATAATCGCCATCAGCTTCCATCGTATCAACATGAAACATCGTGGCTGTAGCA